GATTGTTGAGAGACAGCTATGGGCGCTGTTGACTGGAGTTCGTCGACGGTCAGGCCAGACGAGGCCCGCGTGATACCTGTTCGGCTCTCGCGGATGGTCTCGAGGACCTGCATGACGGGCAGGGCTTCCTTGCCCATGAAGGGCTTGGTCAATTCCTGGACCGCACCTTGCTGCGCCACGCGAATGATCGAGCCGATCGCGGTCTGGCGGGTGTCGGCGAGATTGGCCTGGCCCACGACGACGGTGGTGCGCGGGAACATCGACTGACCGAGACTGTCCAGCACGCCGCGCATGACGCGGCTCTCGATCCGTTGCAGATCCATCACCATGTCGGCCTGGGACTGGCCGATGACGCGCCCGGGTTCACGATAAGGGGTGAAGCAGGCGAGCGGGATCTCGTCCGCGCGCTCCCACGAGACGAGGGTCTGGGACGCGCCGAGGAGATGGACGTGCAACAGTTCCGAAACATTATCGCCGTCCGCGTCGCAGCGGATCCAACCCTCGACGTGGCGCACGATCGACTGGGACTTATCGTTGGGCGGGCTCCCCGCGACATTGTGACCCTGCGCGCCGGAGCGCGCGATGAGTTCGGTCCGCTGCCTTTGGGTGGTGCCGCGGCCGGAAGAGAGGTTGGCGAGGATCTTGTCTTCCGGCAGGCCCGCCTCGATCAGGTCGGAGACGGTACTGTCCTGCACGATGAAGAGGGCGGGGGTTTGTTCGACGGACGCGGCCGAGGGGTCGATCCAGACGCATTCGGCGAGGACGTGAGAGACCTGGGGCCACGCTTTCGTGGCCGATCGGGTGATCGTGGCGCTCCAGTATTCGGCGGGGGCGCCTTGCTGGAGATACATGCGGCCCTCGGGGGTTTTGGCGAGGGCCTGGGTTTCCGCCGGCGTCATGGGGCGGCGGACGATGCGGGAGGCTTCGATACCGGGCTCGGAGAGCAGCATCTGGAGTTGCGGCAGCAGCAGACCGTGGGCGACCTCGGTCCTGGTGTGCTTCAGGGACCCCCAGTGCCACCTGACCCAGCCGGCCTTGCGGGTCAGGGCGTCGAGCAGGGCGTCGTGCAGGATCGTCCAGCCGGGATTGGCGGTGAACAGCGCCCAGCGCGCGTAGTCCGTCGCCTGTCTCGCGAGGGCGGTCGCCAGTTGGTCGTCGGCGGCGGCGGCGGTGACGTGATCGGAGGAGAGGGGTTGGAAGGAGACCGGGTCTTCCACGCCGGTGAAGATGCGCAGCATGGACGGCAGCGTCTGGCGGATGGTGTCGCGCACGACGGTCAGGGTGATGTTGCTGCGGCCCTCGATCTTCGGGGCGTCGGGCTCACCCGCGTAGTAATTCGAGGCGGTGACGCGCTCGCGCGAGAGATACGCGTCGTAGTTCCGCGCCGCCTGGAAGTAAAACCGCGCGACGGCGTTGATCTCCACGTCCGTCTTCCCGAGACGCTCGAAAACGATCTCCTGGCTCCACGGCGCGGCGGCCGGTTTGAGAGTCGGGCGCAGGCCGGCGGCGTAACGGCGGAGTTGAAGAGGGAGAGAGCTATCGGCGTCGGGCGGATCGTCGTCATGGGAGGGCGGCAGCAGGAACGCCAGCATCTGCTCGGAGGGGGAGGCGGACAGAGGGGTGGGCCGCATCCCCTGGGGGATCAGGCCGGGGATGGGCGGAAGAGGCGTGGGAGTGTTGGGATTTATCTGTTGGGGCGCCAGCAGGCCGCCCTGGAGCGGCGGGGCGAGGGTGGTGCTCATACCAGATCTCCCTGGGTCAGGCTCATGTGCATCGGGCTTTTGTCGAACAGGCCGGAGGTCTGGCCGCTGGCGACACCGAGGCCCTGCTCGCAGAACGTAAGGTTCAGGGCGTCGGCGTGATCGCAGCTGGGGAGGCCGCGAGAACGCATGCTTTGCTTGCTTTCGACCTGGAGACGACCATCGGAGAGGAAGGCATAGCGCGGCATGAGGAGGTCGTCGCGGAGGCGATCGTGACGCGGCAGACGCACGTTGCGGTTGCCAAGCCACTCTTTGCAGCGCACCCATAACTCGTCTCGTAGGCGGGCGTATCTACCTGTGGTTGAGGCTGTTTCGGAGACATTGACGCCCAGAATGGGCAGGTTTTGCTCGTGCAGACGGTCGACGACGCCGGATCCGATACCGATCACGTCGATGCATATAAGAGAGGGGCGGGTGGCCGGAGAGGCGATATCCCATTCGGCCTTGATGGCGCCGGCCACTTGCATGGTATCCATGCCATGCCAGGCGCGCGGCATCTCGGTCACGACGCGACCCTTGCGTTTCACGAGAACGGAGGCGTCGGTGCCGAATCGGGCGATATCGACGCCCCAGATCTCGGCCGCCGTTGGATCGATCTCGATATCGCGCAGCATGGCGCTATCGACGAGGTCGGCGCCGATGAGGGTATTATCGTCGGCGAGCGGAAACTCGCCGAGAACGCGGACGCGGAAGGCATTACTGTCCATGCCGTATCTGTTGGCGACCTCGTTCACGAAGTCCGACGTAACGCGCGATGAGGAAGCGGAAGAGACCTTTTGGGTATACCAGCGATCGCGCTCCATCATATGGGCGCGGTAGAAGAAGCCGGTACTACGTGTCGCGTTGCCGATCAGCAGCGTTATCGCGCCGTGCGACGACATGCTGCCGGACGCGGCCTCGAAGACCGATTCGGGAATGCCCGACGCCTCGTCGGCGATGAGAAGAACATGGGCGCTATGGAGCCCGGCCATCGCCTCCGGCGTATCAGGCCGTGACGTTCTCGCGGTGACGAAACATTCCTGGTCAGCCTTCAGCGTCACGCGATCGGATCGAATATCCCACAGGTCGCGCCAGCCGGAGGGAAGAATGCTCAACCATTTGATGAACTCGGGCCACAGCGCGTCGAACAACTGGGATGACGATGGCGCGGTGATGGCGACCTTGAACGGCGCGCGGGTGCAGATGAACCATACGCACAGCCACGCGGCGAAGCACGTCTTGCCCACGCCATGGCCAGAGCGAATAGCCAGGCGGGTGTGGCCGCGCGCGACCGCGCGCAGTGCCTCCAATTGCCACGGATCCGGCTCCGCGCCGAGAATGTCCCGCACGAACGCGATCGGCGCGCGGGCATGTTTTTCAATCGCCGCGTGGAACGGGTTGGTTTCGAGGGTGGCACTCACCGTTCACGTTCCGGACATTCAACCATTATAGTTGTTAATTTATCGTAACGTGTTTTGGATGAAGCTGAAGGAATTTTCGGAGGGGGTGCCAGTGCCATCGCCCCACGCGCGGGCAGGGGGGCGGGTGCCCGCCCGCGCGCCTGGGCGCGCACACGCGCATACGCGCCCGAACGCGCGATCATGCTGTGTGTGGCTTGATGTTTGGCATCGGCCACCTGTTCAAACGGACGATTGGTGACGCACTCCACGATTGAATGATATGTCATTACACTATCATTCCGTTGGGATATCTGTTGATGTGGACTCAATGGCTTCAATAACCGGCGTTTGTTGATGCTCAATGAGGGATGCGCTAATAGCTCGAGCGGCCACGAGATGGAGTTCGATGGTTGAGTTGGAGTTGATATCCATCTCTTGCTTCGGCCGGCCGAAACCACGATCAAGCAGCGCGATGGCGGCGGCCAGACGTAGCTTGTGATCATCGGACGAAAGCAGCTCCACGACTACCTTGACGCAGCGCGGACCGTGCTCACGAGCAAGCGCCGCGATATCAACTTCCGCTTTCGGACGCCCGCCCGGATTGCCGGAACGCCCAGGCTTCCACGATGAATTGCGTAAGCCACCGCGACCTTTCGGCACAATCCGATCGTTGTCTGCTTGTTGCATGCTATGAGACAATTGAGACACAATCCCATGCGGTGATACAGTTCTGACATGGCATGATTTGCCTGTTCCGACAACTATCTTCGTCCTACCCCGAAATACCCATTGACCTATGAACGCAACGGGTCCATATAAGGATGGTATTAAACAGTTGAACAGGACCAAACAAATGCGCGACTTCACATACTTTGTCGATCTCAATCCGTTGTATCCCTCGAGGGGACAACACCGTTGGGCCGTGCTCTACAAAGGCGCCACGACCCGTGTAGTCGCCAGTTACACGCGGCGCCAATTCGCCGAATCACACGCGAAAGCGTGGAACGAAGCGGAACGCGACCCGTTCGCGGACACGCTCCGCCCCGAGTTGGAAGGCTGATACCCCTCCCGAACAACTCAAACAGTCAACCAGTCAAACAGCTCAATCAGTCAAACAGGACAAACAGTCATGATCGTATACCAAGGGCCATCGATGCTGGACGGATCGCCGATCGTCATGATCGTGACCGGCTTCAAGGGATCGTCAAACAAGAAAACCGGCGCGAAATTGCTCCAGACATACATTCTGCGCGATGACATGCATCCCGTTGAAGCATCGCGTAACGGCGCGGACCAGGCCATTTGCGGCGATTGCAAACATCAGGGGAAGCGAGATGATGATGGTACGAGGATAGAGGGCTCGCGCGAGTGCTACGTGAACCTCGGCCAGGGTGTGAGCGTTGTCTATAAATCCCACGCTCGTGATCATTATGAGACATGCGCCGAAGCGGATCTGGCCGATACGTTCGAAGACCTGTTGATCCGCTTCGGCACCTACGGCGATCCGGCCGCCGTTCCCCAACGGATCTGGACGGCCATGGCGAGCAAGAGCGCTGGTCGTACCGGTTATACCCATCAATGGCGTGATGTCCGTTTCGCCTGGCTGAAGGCGTACGTCATGGCCAGCGTTGATACGCCGGAAGAGGCGGCCGAGGCGCGAGCCGCTGGCTGGCGTACGTTCCGCGTGGCGCCCGCCGTTGGATGGACACGGGAAAACACCGAGTCACTGTGTCCCGCGTCGGAGAAGGGTGGCAAGGTGACGACGTGTGACGATTGCCAGCTCTGTTCAGGAACCGAGGGCAAGGGACGCCGGAACGTCATGATCCCGAATCACTCAACCCAGGCTCGCGCCGTGAAGCGCCGTGCCGGTGTCACGTTCAGGCGGAATGGGATAGCGGCGTGAGCGCCGCGCGATTGATCGAAAACGAAAGGCGCCTTCGGGCGCCTTTTTTATTCATGGCGAATGATATTCCGCCAGCCATACCACGCCAGCAGCACCGCGTCCGCCTCGTCATGCGTCAAGGGTCGTTCAGGCTCTCGCAGGATCTCCCTGGCCATGGCGATCCCCGCCGCCTTGCCCTCGGCGCCTCCCCCGAGCCCGTAGGAGCCCCTCCAGACCGAAGGCTGGACATATTCCACCCTCGGATGGGCGAGGACCGCCAACGCGCCTCGGACGCCGCCGTGGGCCATCCCAAGGTTGAAAGCGGAGCGTACGCCCATCTGGGGAGAGGCGTGCTGCGCCTCGACGACAACAAGGCCCGCCGTGGTCACCATTCGCGCCAGCCCATGGCCCAGATCGATCAGCCCGACATGGCATCGGGCGATAGCGCCAGCCTCGACGCGAATAAGCGCGGCAGCGCCATTAATACCCGGATCCACGCCAAGGATAAGGACCATTATTTATCTTTCATCAATAAAGGGCATGGAAGGGCGGGTCATATACAATAGTGTTCACACGCGCGCGCGCGCCCATGGGTGTAGAGCCTTTCGTATATGACCCGCCCTTCCCTGCCCCAAATTGCGTAATGTCAAAAGTCCCCAGGGGCCTTGTTCGTCTCCGCGCCTTCGCTCGCGGCCGTTGTTCCTTTCAGTTCAATTCCACTGACAATGCGATTTCCATCGGTTTTCGCGTAATAGACGCCTTTGACCTTCTCCAGCGCTCCCCGCAGGCGGCGACTGTCCGTCATTTCTTCCCTGTTCTCCCTGCACCAGTCCTCGAAGCTCCGCAGGAGCGCGGCGGGCGTGGATTTCAACCCCCATCCGAGGTTGCATCGATCCTCGATCCACCGTCCGAAGAAATCCTGCGACTCGAAATAATCATCCGTCGCCGCCGCGACCGAGGCGGGCGCGCCAAGACCGATCCGTTGCCATTCCAGGCACCCATTGATCATCCACCGCAGGATGCCGGCCCATTCCGTTTTCAGCTTCTCGGGCAACTCCGGGTCGGGCAGCGCCGGGCGGCGGTTGAAGGGAACGATATTGAACCGCCTCCGGGTGGCGTTATCGACACCCCGCAACGCCGGTTTGTGGTTGCCGCTGATCGTCAATTTGAATTTCGGCGTGTAGGTGAAATTATCCTGGCGCATGAAGCGGGCCGTTATCGGATCTCCGCCCGTGATGGCCTTTATCCTCGCCTCGGCCCAGGTCTGGCCTTCCTCCACTTCCGACGCCATGACCATTCGCGCCCCGTCCAACATCGCCAGATCCGTCGAATGCTTGTCGCCGCGCGTGACGACGAACGTTTCCATGGCCGCGTTCACCGCGTGATCCCCCAGGATCCCAAAGACGGTATTCATCACCACGCCCTTGCCGTTCCCGCCGTCACCGTGGATGAAAACCAAAGCGTGTTCCTGGGTGATTCCGGTGAGGCAATAGCCAAACCACCGCCGCAGAAATCCGATCATCCCCTGATCATTTCCGGTCGCTTCCCCGAGGAACTTCAGCCACAACGGGCAATCCTCCCCCATGACGGGCGCGACGGCCGTCAGGCGGGTGATGTAATCCTCGGGCCGCGCGTCCCTCGTCGTTCCCGTCCGCAGGTCGATGACGCCGGCGGGCGTCCCCAACGACCACGGGTCATTGTCCCATGCCTCGTGCGTGACCGCGAACGCCCGATCGGCCTGGGCCAGCCGCTCCACGCCCGCCGCGAACGACGCCCTTCCGGCCCGCTCCACGACGCTCTTCCCCTTCCCCACCGCCAGCCGCCGCGCCTCCGCGTGCGCCCACCGATAGGCCAGCTTCGTCTCTTCCCGCTTCCACCGCGCGCCGTCCCATAGCGACCACTTGCCGCGCGTATGATCGAACCGGAGGGCGTCCGCGTGAGCGGCCGCGAAGGCGTCCGCCGTGTTCCCCTCGGTGACGACCCCGCCAACGCCTCCGGCGGGCCGGTTTCCGCCGCTACCACCAAAAGGCCGTTGCGATGGCCTCACCCATCCAGGCTGGGCCCTCTCCGCCTCGATCATCAGTTTGCCGATACCGATCCGGTCGCCTGGGTGGCGCTTCCAGTGCTCCCAGTGGTCGCGGCAGTCGCTGGCACCTCTTCGGTTATGACTACCGCTCTTCGCGGACCACTTCTCGAATGCCTCCCACCCCGTCTCACTCCCCTTGCTGGCGTTCACCGTCGCCAGCCCCATGGCCATCCAGTCATTCCAGTGCAGATCATCATTCGGGATGATCTCCAGGGCCGCGATCACGTCCTCGATATGCCCGATCAGCGACAACCCCTCGTCATCGGCGGCGCTCGCGTGCCCCTTGATCGTTTTCTTGCTCGCCCGTTCCATCAGCCATTCGACGAGCTCGCCGATATCGACCTCGCAATCCCCGACCCCCTCCCACCCCGTGACCGTGATGAACCGGGCGCAGGCGTGGAAGATCTCCACCGCCGCCCCGGTCCGTATCGTCCCGCCACCCCACCACGCCCGCTCCTCGGCGCTGTCGGGGCCCTCCAGCCCCTTGACCCACTCTCCCACCCGTAGCCACCCCTGGAACGCCTCCGGACCGCCTCCAGGCCCTCCCAGGCGCCCGATGATCCGCATCCCGGTCCCCGAGGGCGTCACCTCCCGGTAAGCCCCTGGCGCCGCCGCCAGGATCGCCAGCGCCCACGCGTCGATCTTCCCCGTCCGCGCGTCCCGACAATGATCGAGATCGAGCGCCGCTCGTCCGAGATCTCCGACCATCCGCCATCCGACGCCGTGCGCCCCCTCGGTCTCCGCCAGCACACCGGCCACGGCGGCGTCATACCCCGCGACCCCCACCAGCCCGTTGACCTGGACCCCGATCCCCGTTCCGGGGATCACGGGAACTTTCGTCCGCGCTTTCGTCCCGTCCTTCCGCTCGATGACGCGCCAGTACCAGCAGCACCACCGCTCGACCGCCAGCATCGCGGCCAACCCCGGTATGTCCCGCAGGTTCACGCCGCGTGTTCTGTCTTCGTTCTTCGTCATCACTCACCCCTCTCCGCGCGCCACTCTGGACGCGAAAAGGGCGCCGGTCTCCCGGCGCCCTTTCTCCCGTTCTTCTCCATCATTTCACCCGCTTTTCCCTCATCCCCAATCGGCCCACTCGTCCACCTCCCCCGAGGGCCGATGCCCGACCTTCACCCGCCGCGGCGGCGGCCCGACGCCTTCGACCGCCCGCGCCATGCCCTCGACCCAGTCCATCACCGCGTCCGGGACCGGATACAGCCCTTCCCGCCACCTCCGCGCGGTGCTGACGCCGACGCCGAGCACGTCGGCCAGATCCGCCGACGTCCAGCGCAACGCCGTCAGCGCCGCGTCCAGGCGCCGGGAACGGTCATCTTCGATCACCCCCACCACCCGCTCCAACTCCTCGCTCATTTCCCGTCCTCCACCGTCACGTCCGAGAGCGCCGCGCGCAGCAGCGCGTCGCGGATCACGCGGACGCTCTCCCGCCGGATGGCCGGGTGATCGCCGTGCTTCTCGATGACATCCAACTCCGCCAGCAGCGCGCGGATGTCGCGCGCCGTGAGACGCCCGCTCATGCCGTCTCCTCCGCCCGTGCCTCGGTGGCGTGTTCGGCGCACAGGAACATTCCATCCCAGACTTCCGTCGCTTTCTCGCGGCAGCGTTCGCACGCGGCGGGGCTCTCTCCGGTCCCTCCGCACGCCTCGCATTCCATCGTCCGCCCGTACGGGTCGTTGGGGTGGTCGAGGCTTCGCCGCCCATCTCCGCCGCATTCGGGGCACTGGGTCACCAGCACCATGCTTGCCTCGTTCGTTGTCATCCGCTTACATTCCTTCACTTGCATTCACCGACCCAACTCCGACCGGCGGCGCGTCTCCCGCGCCGCCGGTTTTTCTTCGCCCTTCAGGCGAACGCGTCGACCGTGTGGTCCCGGATGGCCAGATACAGTTTCGTCTCAAATTCGGAGGCATCGCGTTTCGTGACGCAATGGAACTTCAGGAGGGCGTGATCCTGGTCCGAACAAACCAGGACATTCCAGACCCTGGAGCCGTCCGAGAGGATCTCTTCTTGTGTCGTGATACAGGCCATTCGCTTATCCTTTTCATCGGTTCGTCGTGTTGACCTCCCCTATATGAACCACCTTCAACCATAGCACAAGCACTATTCGCTATCTTCGCCATCTTTTCTTTTATACGCCTCGAACGCCTCCGCCATCCGCTTCTGGATCATGACCTCCTCCCTGATCACTTCCGCCAGATTATGCAGGAAAAACGGCTCGATCCCGCGCGGTCCCACGGTACTGACCACCGCGTCATAGCGTTTCTCCATCTCCGCCAGATCCTCGTCATCCGCCCCTGGCGTGTTCTCCCGCGTGAATCTCATCATCGTTTCGCCTTCTTCGCCCACTCGTCCCCTCGCCGGTCCATTGATGCCGCCGCCTCGGCGCGTGAAATGTTCGACCCATCCCATAAAACAATTGGCGGCCAGCCAAGAGCCGCTTCGCGCCGCATGTCGGAAGCCAGTTTCCGACACGCGCGTACCATCGCCTCCGGCGTGAACGGACGGAACTGGGCGGCCGTCTTGCCGCGCATGCGCGGATGCATGAGAGCCTCCTTGGCTGATCGACGCGGCATCGCTTTTCCCCTTGTGCTATCTTCGCCACCTGTTTATACCCCGCTCATGGCTAAGACAACAGCGACACAGACCTATTCCATCGCCCAGGCCGCCAAAGTTCTCGGTGTTCCGCCGAGGACGATCTACGGCCAGGTCGCCAGGGGTGAGCTGCCGGCCATTCGTCTCTCGGGGCGTCTCCTCATATTGCGCGCGGTGATCGACGGGATTCTGCTGTTGGGACTGCCGAAAGAACCAGCGGTTCCGGTCGAGGCGGATGACGAACAATGGTAGCCCTCCTCGCCGACGTGGTGTCGCCTTACACATGCGCCCATTGCGGTCGCCACGGCGCGGCCTGGAAGTTCGAGATGGCGGGGCCCGACACGTCGTGGCTCTGCTACCGGTTCTTTTGTGACGCCGCCTGCCTGGCCAGGCACGGGACGAACCAACCCGCACCGGCCGCGCGTGACGCGAGGAGCGAGCCGTGGTGGTAGACCTGACTGATATCGTGACCATGCTGCGGAAAACCGATGCTTTCCACGATCCATCCGAGGCGAATGCTTTATTGACGGCGGCGGCGGACGAAGTGGCGCGGCTTCGCTCGCTTGTTCGTTTACTTGTCAAATCCGATAATCCGACGCCGCGCGACGCGGGACCTTACTGGCATCCCGTGGGCGGGGGCCGGTGGTGACCTCCTCCCTTGCTCTCTGGGCGCATCAGCGCGCCGTCATCCCGGCTCTCGTGAAGGGTCACTTCCTGCTGCTGTGGGATCCCGGCAGCGGCAAGACCGCCTCCCTGATCCGCGCTGGCGCCGTCGTGGGCGGGCGTCAGCTGTGGGTTACCCACGCCGTGCTGATCCCCCAGACCATGGCCGACATCGCCGTCTGGCGCCCCGGCGTCCGCGTCCAGCGGATCGTCACCGGCCGCTCGATCGTCGATCCGAACGCCGATATCGTGATCGTCAGTTATGATTTGATGCGGCGGGTGGAGATCTGGAAGCAGCTCTACCGTCTCCAATGGGACTCGATGGTGGCCGACGAGGGCCACGCCCTCGGTCATGGGAGCACGGCGCGCACCCGCGCGTTCTATGGCGCCACGATCTACAGTAAAGGCGCTCTGTTCACGCGTTCCGGCCGCGTATGGATCGCCACCGGCACGCCGGTGCTCAATTCGCCCGACGAATTGCATCCACACCTGAGCCGGCTTTTCCCCAATCTTATCCCCGATTTCGTTCATAAACAGAGATTCCTGGAGCGTTTCTGCGTCACCATCCAGAAAACATTCGGCCCGGTGATCGTCGGCGCGCGAAATGTCGATGAATTACGAGCGGTTTTGAGCAAATGCGCGTCGCGGATCAAACTCTCCGATGTCACCGACCTGCCGCCGCTCACCGTCGATACGCTGCCCGTCGAGATCTCCGCCTCCGACCGCCGCGCGATAGAACAAACCATGACCGACGAACAACGCGCCGAATTGAACGTCGTCCTGACGCAGCTGGAGCGGACCGATGGGGATGCGGCGGAGGCATCGTGGCAGCGCCTCCAGGCGATGCTGCTCCCGCTCGCCTCCACGCGCCGCGTGCTCGCCCTGGCGAAGTCCCGCGCCGCCGTGGATCTCATCAAATCCGAGATCGATGGTGGGGCCGATCGGATCGTCCTGTTCGGCGTCCACGTGACCGCTCTCGCCTCCATCGCCGATGCCTGCCGTGGGATGGGCGCGCGGCTTCTGATGGGGGAAACCCCGCCCTGGATGCGTACCGGAGCGCTCGCCGCGTTCGAGGCCGGCAACGCCAAAGTTCTCGTGGCATCGGTCCGGGTCGCCGGGTTTGGCCTCAATCTCCAGTCCGCCCGGCGGGCGATATTCCTCGAGACCGACTGGACGGCGGCCTCGATCGACCAGGCCATCGCGCGCCTGTATCGCGCCGGCCAGACCCGTCCCGTCCGGGTCTCCATCCTCACGGTCGCGGACTCAATCGACGCCCGTGTCGCCGACATCGTCCGCCGCAAGCGGCGCATCGTCACTGAACTTTTGGAAGAGACAGCATGAGCATCACTGTTAATTGCGTGATCGACCTGACCGAGGAGGAGCTGTTCCAGGTTCTGCTTCGTCGTCACGGCGGGGTCATCAAATACCCCACGATCAGTACGGGACCGGAGGAGACGGCGGCGGCCGCGTCGGTTGGACCGATTCTCACGCCGGAGCAGCTCGCCAACATCGCTCGCGAAGAAGAGGAACTGGCGGCGGCTCACGCGTCGATCGACGTGGCGGAGCCCGTTGTACAGGCTCCGGTGGAACCCCCGCCTTTGCCGCCAAAGCAACCCCGCGGCCGCGCCTCGCGCGTCAACGGCGCGGCGGCGGGCGGCGAGGTCAATTCCACGCCGATCGCCTCGCCGCCGGTCAACCGCCTGGACGAGGCGTCGATGCGCTCTCTCTTGTCCAAGGTCGGCGCGGTGCATCCGCTCAAGGTCAAAGCCATCACCAATATCCTGGAAGCCCACGGCGGCAGGCGCCGCTTGTCCGAGTGCGATCCCGTGACATGGCCCGCCATCGCCGAGGAAGCCCAGAAGATTTTGGCGGAGTATGGGGCGTGAGTGTTCAATCTCAGATCGCCGCCGGGATTGAGCCAAAAGCAACCGGGTTTGGCGACGATACACCCTTGATGTCGATCGCCGTCAGCCTGAAGCGTATCGCGGATTGCCTTGACCCGCCCGATGTTCCGCCGCGCCTGCATGATATGGCGGAATCCATGGCCACCATGGCTGAGTTGATGGATATTATCGTCGTTCACGCGGGCGATATGGCGAGACGGTTGAACAATATAGAAAGCGCCCTGACGTGAACGACACACCCCCCTTCCCAAGAGGCCATTCACCCCTTGGCATGAGCGTCCTTGAACGCCGCTTCATGTGTCCCGGATCGATGGCGGCCGAGGAAGGCAGACCCAACACCACCAGCGTTTACGCGAAGCGCGGGACCAATCTGCACGAGGTCGCCGCCGTCTGCCTGCGTCAGAACCTCAACCCCCTGGAGGTTATCTCCGAAGACCCCGAGGGCGCCGAACTGGTTCTTGCTTACATCATTGAAGTCCAGTCCGCGTATGATCGTCTCCGCGGCGATCTGCTGGTCGAGCACCCGTTCGAGATCGCGTCCCTGTCCGACCTTTACTGGGGGACCGCCGACGCGGTGATCATTTCCCCGCCGGTCCTCTACGTCGCGGATTTCAAGACCGGCCGGGGTCACGCCGTCCCCGTCCGCCGTCCCGACGGAAGGGTCAACCTGCAGCTGGGTGGCTACGGTTTGGGGGCGCTGCACGGCCTGCCGGCGGGCCTCGCCCATGAGATCACGAAGATCGAACTCGTTGTCGTCCAGCCCGCCCTTGGGCCGCCCCAGAGGACCGTGATGACGACGGCCGAGGTGCAGGATCTCGCCGCCGACCTGATCGAGATCGCGGAACGCGCCCTGGATCCCGACGCCGTCAGGATCGCGGGTGATCACTGCCGGTTCTGCCGCGCCGCTGGCGACTGCCCCGCGTTCCGCGCCCGCGCCGTCGCGGCCATTGGACTGGAGTTCGAAGTGGAAATCGAGAACGCCGTCACCGTTCTTCCCGATCCGGCGAAGATATCCCGTGAGCGGCTGGGAGGGATCCTGGAAGGCGCCGAGATCATCGATGAGTGGCTGACGGCGGTTCGCGCCCACGCCAAGGCGCTCGCGGACAAGGGCGAGGAGATCCCCGGCTGGAAGCTGGTCGATAAGCGCGGCAGGCGGGTATGGGCCGACGAGCGCGCGGCGATCGCGTTCTTCGAGAAAACACCGGAGGCGTTCGTCGAGAAACTGCATTCGCCCACGCAGCTGGAGAAAGTGCTGAAACAGCTGAAGCGGAAGAAACCAGCGGAATGGAATACGCTGGTCACGATGTCTGATCCCGGAACCGCCCTGGTTCCGGCGTCCGACCCGCGCGCGGCGGTCGCTCCGCGCATCGAGTTTGAACAGGTTAAACAGGAGGAACAATGAAACCGCATGACAGCATAACCGCCGAACGCGTCATGGAGGCGTGTGAACGCCACGCGACCGGGCTGGACAATCCCGGCTTCTGCTTCGCCTGTGGCGCCGACGCCGAGGGTGTCGAGCCGGATGCCCGCCGATACGAGTGCGAGGCATGTGGCGCGCGTGAAGTATACGGCGCCGAGGAATGCCTCATGATGCTACCCATCTGAACCGTTAACCAAGGAAAACAGTGAAATGGCCAGCAAACCAACGGTCGCCACGATCCGCCTCGGCCCCGGCAGGCTCTCCTTCCCTTCGTTGATCGAGCCGTCCTCGTTCAATGGCGGCGACGAGAAATACACCACGACATTACTGCTACCGCCCTCTTTCGACATCGCTCCGGTCATGAAGGCGCTCAACGATTTGTGCGTGGAGGTGTGGGGCAAGGACATGAAGAAGTGGCCGCCCAATGCCCGTCGTCCCGAGAGTGTCGTCCGCCGCGCCGAGGAGAAAGAGCACATGGCGGGCTACGAGGCGGGCTGGCACTTCATCTCCGCCTCGTCGAGGGAGAAGCCGCTCATCGTGGACGCGATGCTTGAACCCGTCACCGACCCGCGCGCGGTTTACGCCGGAAGGTGGGCCAACATCAGCGTCCGTCCGTTCGTTTATAATAACATTGGCGTTGGGGTCAGTCTTGGCCTCGGCAACGTCCAGCTGCTGAAACACGACGGCGCCTTTGGACGCACCTCGGCGCGCCAGGATTTCGACATCGTGGCGGAAGAGATGGAAGACGAGTTCTGAGGGGAACGATCATGTCCGACGAACCGATGATGCAATTCTTCGCGTACGAACATCTGCCGCCTCACCTCCAGGAGGTCAGCTCCCGGTTTCACGCTTTGGCGGACTGGATCGTCGCGAACCTGCCGCGTAATCCAGAGCGTACGGTGGCGTTGCGGAAGCTGTTGGAAGCGAAAGATTGCGCCGTGCGCGCGAAGCTCTACCAGTAGCATGCCAGCACCCGCGCTCACGCCATACGAGCAACGCCGGGATGCGCTCGCCAGGATACTGGCGGCGTTGCTCATGGAGCTGCGTGACGATCCAACCGGCGCCGATCTGCCCCAGGAGTGCTGGTGGCCGACGCGGGCCAAGGCCGCCGCGATTCTGTTCCTCATTTCGAAAGGCGAAGAGCATGAGGCGGCGAGGCGTGATCTGGGGCTGGAATGGCGGGTATGACCGACATCAACGATCTTCTCTTCCTCGATCTTGAAACCCGGTCAACCGTCGATCTCAGGAAGACCGGCGCGTACGTTTACGCGTCGGACCCGTCCACGTCGGTCACCGTCGCCCGCCTCGCTCTCGGCGCGGAGGAGCCGTGGGAATGGCGGCCGGGGCGAGACCTCCTCCCGAAATACCGCGACCACCTGGAAGACCCCACGAAAGAGGTCGTCGCCCATAACGCCCAGTTTGAGCGGTTGATGATCGAGGGCGTCCTCCACCCACGTCATGGCTGGCCGCTCGTGCCGATCGACCGGTGGACCTGCACGATGGCCCGCGTCCGCGCCCAGGGTCTGCCCGCCTCGCTCGACGGCGCGGGAATGGCCCTCGGCCTGCCGATCAAGAAAGACGGCGACGGCTGGCGCCTCATGCTCCAGATGTGCAAGCCCCGCCGGATGGCGGACGGCTCCCTGGCGTGGTGGGAGGACGCGGATCGCATGGCGCGCCTGTCCGATTACTGCTCCGTCGATGTGAAGGTGGAGCGCCAGGTTTTCCGCTCGACATCCGCCCTGACCCAGGCGGAACTCGATGTATGGGATCTGACCGAGACGATGAACGACCGGGGCGTTCGGTTCGATCTCGATTTCGTCGCCGCGGCCTCTGTCGTCGCCGGGGAGACGGTGAAGCTGCTTAATCACGACATGAACCTGTTGACCGTCGGCGCCGTGAAGGCCGCGTCGAATGTCGGCGCGCTCAAGAAGTGGCTCATGGGGCGCGGCGTGGACCTGGCCCCGCCGCCGGATCTCGCTCGCGAGGGGGAGCTGCTCGACGAGCTGGAAGAAGTCGAGGAGGAAGAGGAGAAAATCCCCGACCTGCGGCGCCGCGATGTCCAGCGCCTGATCGCCGATCCCCGCGTGGGGCCGCTGGAAAAGGCCGTCCTGAAGAACCGCCTGGAGGCCGGCAAGATCTCGGTCAAGAAACTGGCGGCCATCCATGAGCGGTCGAACGAAGACGGCCGCGTGCGGGGCCTGCTGGGCTACCACGGGGCGTCCACCGGGCGGTATATCAGCCAAGGGTTACAGATACAGAACTTCCCGCGTGACGTTGTCCACGACTGGGAAGGCCACCGCGAACTGCTCGACCACGGCGCCGCCATGGTGGACGCGATCGCCGGCCCGCCGCTCGATGTCATCTCGAAGATGCTGCGCGGCGCGATCATTCCGGCGGATGGTCACGAGATCGCGGCGGGCGATTTCGCCTCCGTCGAGGCGGTGGGCGTGGCGTGGCTGGCGGGTCAGGATGATCTGGTCGAAGCCTTCCGCGCGAAGCGGAAGGTCTACGAGGAGATGGGCGGCCGCGTTTACGGGATCGATCCGGCGACGATCAGAAAGGACAGCACCCCCAGACACGTCGGAAAAACACTTTTGCTTGGCTGCGGCTACCAGATGGGATGGTACAAGTTCCGCGAAACCGTCATCGCCCAGGTCGGTACCATCCTCGCCCCGGAAGAGGCGGAACGCGCGGTCAACGTCTATCGCGAGACCTACGCGCGGATCCCTTTACTGTGGCGCGACATGAACCAGGCGGCGCTCGACGCCGCGCGCCATCCCGGAACGACGACCACCGTGGCGGGTGGACGCATCAGGTTCCGGCAGGACCGTAAGTGGCTGCGGATGCGCCTGCCGTCGGGGAGATACATCTGGTACTCCCAGCCCCTGATCGAGCAAGGTCGTTTCGGTAACGATTGCGTGACCTACATGGCGGTCAATTCGCTGAACAAGAAATGGGAACGGCAATCAACCTACGGCGGCAGGCTGACGGAGAACGCCGTGCAGGGCCTCTGCCGCGACCTCCTCGTCCACGCCGCGCTGCGCCTGGAACGGGAGGGCTACCGCCCGCTCACGCTGATCCACGACGAGGTCGTCTGCGAGCCACCCGCGGGCTTCGGGAGCGTGGACTCTATGTGCGCGCTCATGAGTGAGCTACCGGCGTGGGCGGAGGGCTTCGCCCTGCGGGCGGAAGGCTCGCGCGGGCCAAGGTATATGAAGTCATGAGAGCCGTTTGCCTCCTCGGCCTGTTGCTTCTCGCCTCTTGCGTCGTCAGCCAGAAGAATCTGGACATGCGACTGGGGTGGGAAGAGCAGAACAGGCTCCAGCGCGACATGCTGGAGGTGCAGCGTAAGCAACTATTGTTGAATGAAATACAGCAAGGGCGGCGGCGATGATGATGGTTCCCGATCTCGTGGGCGATTTGCGCCGCCGGGTCGCGGAGCTGGAGCGGGAGCTTGAAGAAGTTACCACTGAATGGAGTGTTCTGCTCCAGGAACTTGAAGAGATTGGCTCCCGGCCGTCCCCCGTTTCGGGAGCCGATGACGAGGCGGGCGTGAACCCGTCACGGACTCCCTCCGGCGCGTCGTATGCGCCGGAGGGTTTTTTAACCAGACAAAAGGATAATCGAATGCAAGCGAAAGAAACGACAATCCGTTACGGTATCGTCAGAGCGGAAGGACCGGACGAGAGCGCCCATTACGATATCGTCCGTCATGCCCCCGGACAGGTCGACGAGATCCTGACGCGCGGGGCGACGTACGCGGGCGCCACCGAGATCGTGGCGCTGCTCAACGCGGGGGTGGGATCATGAGGGCGCTCACGGTCATCACCTGCCTGGTCCTGATCGGCGCCGTGATCACCATCGTGTTCATGGTGACGGCCGCCCACGCCCAGGTGGGGCCGAACGGCCCGTGGGCGCCGCGTCCACTGGTGGCGCCGCGTGACGGCGGGAGCCTGCCCGACTGGATGCCCCGGACGTACCCGCCAGGCCATCCGGCGGTCACCATCCCAATGCCGGTGACGCCGCCGTACCAGCCCTACGTGGCGCCGCGGCCATGATCGAAATCCTGGTCTGCCTCTTCGTCGTCTTCGTGGTGCTACCGCTCGCCGTCACGTTGCTTCGCTTGTTGTTCCTGTTTCTGGGGCTGGCGGTTCGCGGCCTTGAGCCTCCGCGTCAGCCGTCGGGTCTGCCACCTCACACCAAAAGCGCGCCCTGGCGCCCTCAACGTTGAGCGTCGAGACCCAGTAAACTCGTGACCGGCACCGCCCGGCTAATGTCGGGCACCGGGGCGCCCAGTGATGTGTCGATCACGCGTCGGGCCACTGTTGGGTTGTCCAGCCATGCCCGCAGGGGACGCCCAAATACCATGCCGGGTATGAACCCCGCCGTGGTGGCGAGGGGGTGCTGCGCGAAGCTGTAAGCCTGCGTGCGTGGTGCCGTGCCGCTTTCGGGAATATGACCAAAGAACTGCTTCCCGATCCGGCCCAGTTCCGTCAATGGCTCGTTATTGAACGCCACGCCGCTGACCGGGCCGTCGAACTTACGGGATTGATTGATCGTTGATTGCAGGAGCGCCGACGGCTGGATGTCGCCAACCGTCGACTTTTCCGCCAGGGGGCGGATGGTGTGCATCGCGCGCCATTCCCGGTCCAGGCGCAGCAGGTCGGCGGCGGTGCCGGGCGGGGCGGAGCGGGTGAGTTGTTGGCGCAGCGCGTCCCTGATCTGTTGTAAATACGGCGCGGCATCGTCTCCCGCGAGTCTCTCGATCTCGGCCAGCGGTCCCTTGGAGCCAGTCAGGGATTTGTAGTTCGCCCCGGTGAACCCGCCATGCCTGGCCGCCAGCCCGAACTGATTATTGACCTCTCTGATGGCGTCTCCCACGTAGCCCAGGGTTTCAGTGTTCCGTAGTCTCGCCGTCGCGTTGGCTCCGACATTCGACAGGTCGTTTATGAGCTGAGGGCCATGCGGAATGGCCGTCACCTGGTTGAGCGCGGCGTCGTAGCCATTGCTGATCCGGTTTCGCATCGCGGTCATCTCGGCGTTGCCCATCGTGGTCGCGGTGGAACCCGCCTCACGATTCAGAGCCCCCTGGAACTGCCGTTGCCGCGCCAGCGCGGCGGCATCCTCGCCCGTCCCCGGCAAACGTCGCAAGGCATCCACGAACATCTTAAGCTGCGGATTGGTCATCATGCCGCTGACCGGGATATTGATGCCTCTCTGCATCGCCCTGTCGGCCAACGCGGCGATCTCCGGCCGAATACCGCCGTAGAACCCGCGCAGCACATCGATCGCCCTCGTCAGTCCTCCGGCGACCGGCCCCGCCACGCCACCGGCGATGGCACCCTCGGCGACCTGTTCTCCAGTTGATTTATCAGAGGCGGAAGCGGTCATGGCCGCCTGCGCGCCGCCCTGCGCCGCGCCTTGCGTCAACAGTCGGAGCGCGGCTGGCAGGCCCTGGGTGGCGAGGCCAATGCCTCTCCCGATCAGGCCGACCGGCCCCGCCGTCGAGGCGAGTTGCCCGGTGAAGCGCCCCGCCCCAGCGGCGGTGCTGTCGCCGTATTTCTTATTCCACTCGTCGCGGTCGGCGGCGAGACGGGCGCGCGTGGCGTCCGCGTCCGCCTTCGTGGAGAAGACCGACCCCAGGACGTTCGTGCCCGTATCAGCCGTATCCAGGACGCCGCGTATCAGACCGGAAACAAGCGGCATTCCCTGGGAACCCGGCTTGCCGCCCCATTCATCCTGGTCCGGTGTCGTCGCCCACGGCACGGGTGCTCCGTTCTGGTAAGCCGTCTTTAGCGGGCTGGCCTGTCGCTTCTCCGCTTCCACCAGGGGGTCGTAGTCGGACGACGGCGACGAGGCGGCGACGTTCGACGGTGGGTCGTTCGCCTTGATCGCTTCCGCCAGCGGATCGTAGTCGGGGGCGAGGGCCATTACTTTTGTGGGGCCTCCGGTATCTGAATGATATGGCCGCGCCGGACGATCTTACCGTTGTCGTCCAGTTCATCCATCGTGCGGAGCAGCGTGTGCGGTGGCGCGTTCGTCCTGAACCATTCCAGCTTTTGTTCCGCCGTCATGCTCTTATACGACTGTGGCACCTGCGGAACGATGTCGCCCATCTGCTTGTCGGCCTCGACCTTGGCCTTTTCCCAGGACAGGCCCTTCCCCTGGTCCCAGAGCTGATGCACGCGGTCGATGTATTCACGCTGCCGGGAGTGGATCTGCTCTATGGTGCCGAGGATGGCGGCGCGGGCCTCGGGATTGACCGACCCTTTGGGAACGAGCCTCTGCACGGCCAGGAGATCCCTGTCGCTGAGGCTGCCCATCTGCACACCCCTGCGGAGTTCGAACACCATCTGCGTCGCCGCCGCCTCATACGCCTGCTGGGCGTTCAGGTGCTTCAGCGTCGCTTCGCTGCCCAGGCCGTTCTGCACCATGAGATCCCGTATGGTCTGACCATTCGGCAGGGTTATGTTTTCAATCGTCGTCGCGGTGCCGGCCCGGTCGGACAAGGCGCGCAGGATATGCACCTGGTCGATCGACTGGCGCGTGGCGTCACGGGCTTTCGCCATGTCCTTGCGCTCGTCGACGATGACCATGCCTTCCTGCTTCGCCGCCTCGGTCTCGCGCGTGGCGGCGGCCGTGCGGTCTATCTTCTCCATTTCATGGGTCTGCGTCTGCGCCGCCTTCGCCGCCGCGTCGTACGCGGCGCGCTCTTTCTCGTAACGCGCGTCGATGCGGGTGTACTGTTCCTTATCATAGGCTGATCGCGCGACGGCGGCCTTCTGTGCCTTCTCCTGCGCCGCCAACTCGACCTTCGCTCTCAACTCCTCTCGCCCGGCCCTGATGTCCGCGACCACTTTCAGGTCGGGGTTTGTTTTGGCTCGCTCCACGAGGGCTCTTTGATCGAGCGCTTTGCCCTCGGCGGCGAACGCCGCCTGCTGCCTCGCCGTGAGGTTCGGATTGTAGTCCTCGGTCTGAGGCGGCGGGGCATACTCGCGCGCGTGAAACTCGGAAGCGGAACCGGGATGCGCGACGACGATGCCCCCGGCGATCGGGATGGGCGGGTATCGCGCCGCTGTTGCCGGTTGCCCGCCCGCCTGGGCGGTGACGACGGCCCCTGGTTGCCCCCCGCCCCTCGTGGGCGAGGCGGCTCGGCCTTCCTCGATCGCGGCCACGGTGGCCTCGCTGCCGGGGGGCGAGGGCGGGATGACGGTGCCGGTGGGGGCTCCGACATCGCCCGCTGTTTGGGCGGTACCGTCCGTCAACAGAGGTGGCTCCGGGGACGGCGAGGCCGCCTGTCCCGGCGCGGGCGCGGACGCGGGTGGCGCGGCGCCACCCGCCAGTGCCTTCTGGGCGCCGGGGACATAGCGCAGGACATTCTGGGCGTAGTTGGGATCACCGCCGCCATTGTAGGCTCTGAGCGCCTTGACGGTCCCTTCCGGTGTCTTGAAGTCGGCGCCCGCCGCTTTCGCGCGCGCGGCGAGATAATCGGCGGAGAAACGGATGTTCGCGGCTGGTGTGCGCAGTGCTCCGGGATCAACACCCGCCATGCCGAAACCGGGAGACTTCGCCGTCGAGGGCAGGATCTGGCCGAGGCCAACCTCGCCCGCGCCGCCTGTCGCGCCGGGGTTCAGGTTGCTCTCCTGCTTGTGCTGGGCGATGAGCAGCTCGACGGGCACGCCCGTGCGCTCCGCTTCCGCTTTGTAGATCGGCAGGAGGTCAGCGGGAACGGAGTAATCGCCGGCGGTCCCGATACTGCCTCCGGTTCCGATGCTGGTTTTGTTCTCTGGCTTCAGCAGCTCCCGTGCCCGCTCCGCCGCGCGCCGCTGCTCTTGCAGGTTCAGGTAAGGCAAAGCTTCCTTGAGCCGCGCGATCTGGTCCTGTTGCGCCTGGTGCGCGTAGTCCTGTGCCGCGTACTGACGCGCCGCGCTGACCGCCTGCGTCTGTCCCAGGCTGCCGCGCGCCGCCTCCAGCCCCTGGCCCAGGATCGAGCCGAACGTATGCGGCATCGTGCTCCAGTCGGACGCCTGAAGCATTCTGGCGCCCAGGGCGCCGAGGGCCGCGTAACCGCCCTGCTCTCGATCCGAGGTGGATCCGTATCGCGCGCCGCCGCCGACGGCTTCACCAAGTAGTGACCCGACACTACGACCCTCGCGCGAGGAGGGGCCGGCGTTGGGGTCCACGGCCGGCCGCGCCGTCTGACCGGACAGCAACTGCCTGATGATCTGGTTCAGTTGGTCGTCGGGGATCGCCGGCGTAGCGGGTGCGGTTTCATCTGCCATTTCATCGCGCCTTAGAAACCGAGGAGCCCAATTGTCCGTGGCGGAGCGTAAGGTTCCGCCTTCCCGCCCGGTGTCATGGCGGACGCGTAGAGCGTGTCTCGTTGCTTGTTGAGCATCTGCGCCAGTTGGTCGATGGACACGCGGCGCATCGGCGAACCAGGAGCGGCGGACTGGGGCGAGAGGAACCCGGGGTCTTTGTCTGTTTGCGCGCTGGCCGTCTTGCCGGCGGCGTTGAGAGCGGAAACAAGATCCTTGCTGGAGACATCACCAAAGTTTCGTTCCCACCAGCCTTGTGGCTGTGTCCAGCTACCGCTGTCCACGACGCCGCTCGACGCGAACCCGGTTGGAGTGAACTCCACCGGGCCGCCCCAGGAGCCCCCGGCGATATAGCCTTCAGCCATTAACTAAGTCCTCCAAGAATGCCGCCCGCCACGGCGCCCACGGCGGTCCCCCATCCTGGAACGACGGACCCCGCGGCGGCGCCCGACGCGGCCCCACCGAGCACACCGGCGGCGACGTTCTTGTTGAGGGTCCGCGTCGAGGAACCCGCTCCCGTCGTGGAATACGGCACGCCGCCGAGCGTGCCCAGCAACAGGTCCAGGTTCTGCACGTCCCAGTTCTGTCGCTGGTAGTCCTCGCCCATCGCCGCGTTGATGTTCTGCTGGATCCAGTTTTGATCCGCCGCGCCGATCGATTGCAGCAGGGAGGCGTCTTTCTGGCCGTAGCCCTGCCACGCGCCCGCGACAGTGGGTAATTGACCGGCGGCGGTGAGACCCGCCTGGAGGTTGGTGTTGGCGAGACCCTGCCCCGCCTGGGCCGCGTTGGCGTAGCCTTGCGCACCCATGTTCGCGAGGCCCGTGGCCGCGCCGTAGCCCTGCTGGCCCGCCTGGAGGCCGAGCTGGGTGCCGGAGTTGAGCGCCTGGCCCCAGCCTTGTTGCAGCATCTGGCCGATTTGTTGCTGCGTCCCGAGCAATGTTTGCGCGTCCGACACACCCTCGGCGACACCCTGCCTGGAGCCACCGAACGCGCCGACATTGGCGGCGTTGCCCGCGATTTTCTGGCGCGCGATCTCGCGGGCCTGTTCCCCCGCGGCCAGCGTGGGATCGATGACGTTCTGGGCGTAGGGCGACATCAGCGTCTGGGCGTTCATGCCGACCTGCTGGGCGGTCGCCGGCCCGCCGTTGAGGTAGGACCCAAGCAGCCCTTGCGCGGGTCGCATCACGTTCTGATTGTAGTTGCCGTAGAGCTGATTGGTGTTGGCGTTGACGCCGCTGGTGGTGAGGGGCTGGGCCTGACCGACAAGACCACCGTAGGCGCCAAGGGATTGCTGGAAGGCCGGATCGCCGCGGCCCTGGAGGTCGCGCACCTGCTGATAGCTCTGGTAGGTGTCCTGGGTCTGGGGGGCCACGTAGGGACCACCCTGGTATGGGTCATACGCGCGATTGGACAGTTCCTCGCCGCGGCTGACCGCGCGTTCTCCGGCGCTCTCCAGCCATTGCGGGATTTGCGTCGAGGTGTCGGTGGACTGGGTCTGCGGTTGGGATTTGCCCATCGGTCACACCAGCGGTTTGTGGAAGGTATACATGTGCGGCCGCCATCCCAGCGAGGCGGAAACCCGGCCCCAGCCTTTCCGTCCGACCGCCGTCGCCTCGGTGCAGCCGTGCTCGCCCACCGCCCATGAGACGATGTCGCGGTCCAGATCCAGACAATCCTGGAGGGCTCCACTGATCAACCAGTAGTGAACGGCTTTGAGACGTGGATATTCATGGATCTCGGTGACGATCGCGCCGTCGCCGTTTTCCCAGAACTGGGCTTTACCGGATTTCACGAGGTCGATCACGTCGGCGAGCGCGTGCGTGCCGCCGCCGTATTCGAGGGCCTTCCGGAGCCGCGCCCGCTTCTCTTCCGGGGACAGCATTCAGGTAACGATACGATCCAGGAGGAGCGTCCCCATCGGCGTCACATGGACGCGCCACACGCCGCCGTCGGTCGCGCGAAAGTTGATCGCGTCGAACGTCGGAATGGGATCGGGCGGCGGGGGCGGGACCACCGCCGGAGGCGGAGTGAGGGTGAAGGGCTCCGGCGTGGATCGTTTTGGGAGTGTCATATCCTGGGGACCTGTTCTGTCAGTATTGTTCCGGTATCGCTGACGGTCACGCGCCATGTGGACCCGTCGGGCGAAATCAGCCCGATGAACCGGAAGGCGGGACCCGCCAGACCGGCGTTGGCCTTCTTGTTCAGTTCGGCCGCTATCGCCGCCAGCCGCTGGTCGAGATCGCCGGAGGCGGGGACGGTGAACGGCGCGGGCGGGCGGGAGACGGGACGAACGCTCATCGGCGGCCGCCGCCTTTCATCTCCAGCCTCGGGCGGCCCACGGCGAAGGGGCCATCAGCGGTCGCCTCCATGCGCATGCGGACGGAGCGGCCGGAGAAACGCATGTCCATCAGCCCGCCGTGGATGACGGTGTAGAGGCCGGTATCGTACTCACTGGCGTCATCGCGCGGCTGCTCGCGCGCGAAGAACCTGTATCCGAGAACATCTGGCGGGCCATCGGCGTCGAAGACCAGTTGTTTCACATGAAACCTTTTATCCCCCTCGCCTGAGACGATATCGCCGCTCTCGGCGTAGATAAGGCCGTATGGCGCGCGCGGGACGCCGTTGTCGGTCCAGCCATACTCGTGCAGGAACAACGCCCCGCCCGTGCCGAGAGGGCCTCCCAGCGTCGGGAAGTCCATGGTCCCGCTGGGGTCCGTCGCCGTTCGCGTGCGAACGCCGATGATCCACGGGTGCGCCGGATCGGCGAAGTTGAGCGCCAGGTAACGATTACACTCGCTCGACCCCTCGTCGGGCCAGTCCCACCAGAGTTCCGAGAACGCCTGGTTGGGGCCGCCGAACACGCGCCCCGCCATGTCGCGGTTGACGAGGCTGTAGAACCAGTCGCCCACCGGACACGGCAGCGGCTGGACATTACCCTGATACATCCAGAAACCTTGCACCCCCGGCCACGCGACGAGGCTGCCGACCTGGGCGATGGCGCGCGGCGACAGAGGGCCGCAGGCGGTGGCTATTTGAACAATTCCGTAAGCGTAAGGCGCGCCCACGTAGGTCATTTTATGCACGTCGTTCGACGTGAAGACCAGGATACCGTCCGATACCTTCACGGCTGACCAGATATGGCCCTGGGTCACCAGGATCTTGTCGCCGGCGAGGTTCGTGACATCCGGCGCCCAGGTATTCGGATCTTCCTGATCGGACCACGCGACCCGGCGCGGATCGCCGCCCGCGGCGAGCAACACGACGTGGCGTTGGTCGGTGACGATGACGCCCATGTTCTCGATGGGGGCGCCCGCCACGACGACGGGCAACACCGCGGGCGTCGTCGGTGTCCAGCGAAACAACCGCCCGTCCTGCGTCGGCACGATCAACAGGTCCTCGCCGAACGTATCGAGGCTCCAGCGATCTCCCATCCTGGCGGCGATATCGGAGACGCCGATATCGCCCGAGGAGCGCGTCGTGCCGTAGGTCTCCTCGCCGTAGTCCCCGAGGCCGTAGCCGTTGAACGTGCCAGGCGGATCGAGCGCGCCAACACCGGCGGGGGTGATGTCGGTCAACGTCTGGAGGTCGAAGTTGTAGGCGAACAGCTTGCTGTCGGTGCCGATCGCCGCCCAGTGCGCCGCGCTGTTGTCGTGCCACATCAGGACATCGCGCGGCAGGTCGGGAAAGACGGCGTTGGGCAGCGCGGCGTTGCCGCCGATCGGCTGCAGCTGCCCGCCCCGGAAACGGATCAGGTTCGTATCGTACCATTTTCCGGGCGTGGCTTCGGGTGTCGCGTTCCGATACACGCCGGGGGGCGGTGCCTGGGCTACGCGCGGCATTAGTGCGGCCCTCTGTTTGGCGCCGACAGCATCCTGGCGCGCGGCGTCTCGAACAACGCCCGCAGCGCGGTGATCTCCTCGCGCAGGCTCTCGATCTCCCGGTGAAGATCAGTCGATCCAGGCGCGGTCGGGACATCGGCCGCCGTGACGATCGCCGCTTCCTGGCCGGCGTAGATGATTTTGGTTACGGTGAGAAACGGGTTGAGCACGGTCATCGGAACGCCGCCGCCGCCGAGGCTGACGCTGTGCGCGTGGTCGCCCGTGGCGTAGACCGTGATACTGTGCGTGTGGAAACCGGCCGGCTGCATGGAGTGCGTATGCGCCCCGGCGGGGTCGGTCGCCGAATAGATCGAGCCGGACGCGGTGTTCCAGACCGGGAAAATACTGGTGAAGTTCGGCGTCGAGTACGGCACGGCGATGCCGTGCTGATGATCGCCGGCAGCGTCCACCACATGCGCATGCGAGCCCTCGCCGCTCATTCCGGCGACGTGGGTGTGGTTGCCCCGCGTGTCGGTGGTCAGCGTGTAATTGGGCAGATTGAGTTGCATGATGGGGCTGTAAACGTAGCCCTGCGCCTGCGTGAAGCTGAACCCGTACGTCAGGCCGCCCTGATCGGTGACGGTGCCGGGACCGAGCAGGGAACGCCCGGCGGTGTTGGGCAGGCGGAACGTCGTGGACCCGTCTCCAGCGCCCCAATAAGTGCCGATCACGGCGAACAATTTGGCGTATGTCGTGCGGGAAATTGTTCGGCCATCGCAAATCAGCCACCCACTCGGCGCGGTGGGACCAGCGAAGTCCGCGATGATGCCGATCTGGCAGAACTGGCTCACGAACTGGTCGATGATCGTCGCGTTATCGTTCCATTTCGCGCCCCAGGTATCGCGCGAGGCGCCCACCTCCGGCTGGATCAGCGCGAGTTGGGGCGTGTAGGCGTCGGGCATTCATTTCACCCCGGTCGGCGGATTGTTGGCGGTGTTGGTCACGCCCGAGGGCGCGTCGGAACTGTCATCGGTCGTCGCCACGTACCATGTGGCGCCGGTCGGCAGTTTGACGTGCCAGCCGCCGATCCCGGATGTCCTGTTGAACCCCATTTTGAGCACCCAGTCCCGGTAGGTGCCATAGGACGTGCCGGTGTGAGGGCGATTGGTCTGCGGCGCGTAGGGTGCCTGGAAGCCCCAGACGATGGCGCCGTTAGCGGCGCGCCACTGCGGGTTCCCGGTGGGTGTCTGGGTCATCTGTCCGGCTGTGCTGGGCACTGGCTATTCTCCCGCTTCTTGTTGATCACGCGACACGAGGGCGAGCGGCGGCTGTTCCTCGGCCTGTTGTCTTGTGCATTGCTGCTGTATCGCGGCGATGAGCGGCGCGGTGACCGCGTAGGCGACCGGCGCCTGCGCGATCACGCGGAGGATCGTCTCCCAGGTCTGGGCTTCGAGGGTGATGCTGATGCGGTCGGTGGGGTTCATCACGAGAGCCGATACAGGCCGCTGTCGCCGGGATTGCAGATCACGGCGAACCCCTGCCCGGCCGCCAGCGACGACGGCAGCCCCGGCCCAATACCAGCCGCCACGGCGGAGATCGTTAGCGCCGTGATCGCCGCGGACGTGCTGAACCGCCACTCCTGCCCGCCGGTCGAGGCGTCGCAGGTTGGGAACCTGATGGTCAGCGCCGCGAGCGTTCCCGCGGGTGTCATAATCGTGGTGTGCGTGTTCTGCGCGACGGTAACGGTGGACCCGCTGGTTGGCGTCACCTTGACTATGGCGAAGTCGCGAATGACGCCAATGTTGACGGGGTTGAGGAATGTGAACTGAGGGGCCGCCGCCCTCATGTCGAAGTATGCGACGTTCTGCCCAGACGAGCTTTTAAACACCATGTTGCTGCCGCTTCCACCAAGCACCCCGTAACCACCAGACCCATCCGTTAGCTGAAACCCAGACGGTCCCGACACGAAACCCGCGTTCGCGCCGCTGACGATGTTGCTGTTCGGCCCGGAAATGATCGCGCCAGCGTCCATGGTGATCAGGCTGGTCCCGGACCCAATCGTCACCCGACCGGCGGTGGGCGCCAGACTGATCGAGGGTTTGCCAGATCCGCCGTCCGCGTGATCCACCCACGTCAGCGTGACGGTGTTCGTTCCGTGTCCGTTGAATTTCGCCGCCGTGCCCATCGTGGCGCTGGCGTTGTTCACGGCGGCGGCGGCGCTTGAGTAGCCTTTGTCGAGCACCTGTAACGCGGTTGGCGTGCCCGTCACACCCGGCGTCGTCGCGCCATTCACCGCTGTTACCTTTAGGATTGCTCCTGGCACGGTGCCCTCGGTGTAACTACCATAAAGCAGTTCACCAACCTGAAACTGGTTGGCGAGATTGCCGTTCACGTAAGTCGCCGCCGAGATGAAGGAACCACCAACATCGATTGTCCCTCCCTGGTCCACCGGCTTGATCGACAGGTTGCCTACTTGTGTCTCACCCGTGCCTTTCACGACGAACCCCGGCGAGCGCATCACCTCGTTGTTGATGTGGATGTTCCCCATCTGGAACCAATCCCACGAGGTCTGTGGCTTGATCATCGCCGGGCCAATCGTCGCCGGACAATTGTTCACTCCGACCGTGCAACCATTGCCATTGGCATAAACCTGGGGAAACGAGAACAGAAACGCGCCATTGTCTGGATCAAAGGTGGTTTCCTGACCCATTCCGCCCATGACTAACTGCGAGCGAAAGCCTGGAAGGTTCTTACCCGATGAGGCGGTCATGGACGCGGTGGATGAAGTATCCAGGCCAGGAGATTGACTGGTGACCCAAATACCATACCGCCCCTGGAACTGATTGGCGCCAGGAGTGTCAACGTGTCCCCAGTCGGTGCCAAGTCGCGCGAACTGAGCGCCATTGCTGAGGATCGAGGCACCGCCGTGCATGACTTCCCAGTTGATCTCGCCCAGACCGCTGACGTTCGCGAGGTAGCCGGACTTACCGGTGGCAATGGCATAGATGCTCGTGCCATCGACCTGACCAACCGCCTTGGTCGGATAGACCGACCCGCCCATCGGCGCATCAGCGGTGGCGCGTGCCTGGATCGCCATGTGGAAGCCGTTGTCAACGGTGCCGCTACCGGTCAGCAGACTACCCACGTTCAGACCTGCCCGCGTCCCGCCCGCGCCCTCATAGCCGTAGGTATAAAACAGATCCATACAACCAATGATGCCGCCACCGGGCGGGGACTTCGCCGTGTCGGAGTAGCATTGCACACGCATCGGGGCGCTGGCCCCCGCCTCCCCGAGCCATGTCCCGGTGATCGGCCCCATATTGAATTGCAGGGGTGTGGTCAGATTGGACATGGTCCCGGCGTCGAGCGGCTTTGTCGTCAGGTGGATACCATTCATCGTCGGGATCATCGGCGCCTGCGCGTGCGCGATGATCGGCCAGAGCAGAGCCGCGAGTGTTACTGCACGACGCACAGGAAGCCCCCATTGATCCAGAGGTCACCAGGCTGAAGCCCGACGGAGGATGTCGGCAGGTTCACGCCTTTGGTGGTCAGAACCTTAGTGTCCAAAACGTCCGCGTTTTGGTTCCACATATTCCCCCACGAATCATCATCGGCGCCAACGGTGGGCTTGGTCAGCCCGAGAACAGGTGTGGTCGTGGCCATTATGCCGCCTTTGCCCAGACGCCGGGTGAACAGACATGAACCTGATCGAACGCCCGCTCGAGCGGCACGCCGATGATGGTGCCGTAGCCGCGCGGGCCGAACGCGCCGGTGCCGCCGAGGATGATCGTGTCGAACGGGGTGACCGCCACCACCGGCTTCCAGGCCCACTCGCCCCTGCCGTAAGGGCCGGTGCCGTATGGTCCCATGCCGTAGGGTCGGCTGGTCAGTGCCAAAGCCATGGCGATGCCGGAGGCCGGAATGCGCGCGATGTCATACATGCGGATCTCGATTGGCGTGACGGTCGGCAACGTGGCGATGAGCGTTCCACCGGTCATGGCATCGTAGAGCAGCACCGTATCGATGACGCCCCAGTAGGCCGTGGCGGTGGGCCACGCGATGCTGGCGATGTTGCACAGCGTGGTGCCATCCGAGGCGTAGGCGAGCGTCGTGGGCCGCCGCGCGTAGCCGCTCACCGTGACCTCGACGTCGGCGATCGCGAGGGCGACGAAGGCGGCGGTCACGGCTTCCGTTCCAGTGCTTTGATGCGTTCCTCTACCCGCCCGAGGCCCTCGCGCACCGTGGCGTCGGTCGCCTCCAGCGAGCGGCGGACATCGCCGACCAGCACGCGGTTCTGGTCCATGGTTGTTCTCATGGTGTCGATCTCGTGGCGCAGCACGTCAACGCGCCGCTCCAGGTGATGGACGCTCGCGAGCCACGACGCGGCGGCGATGGCACTGCCCGCGAGCGTTCCGACGATCGCGAGGACGCCGGCGGCGAGACCGACGTTGCTGCGCAGCCAGGAGGAGACATCATCGACCACATCAGTCCGTCGCCTCCGGTGTGGTTTGCCGTTGCCGCGCGCACTGGTTCTGTATCTCGGCGATGAGCGGCGCGACCACCCTGAAAGGCGCGTCGGCCAGCACGCGCATGATCTGCTCCCAGGACTGGGCTTCGAGCGTCACGGGGATTTTGTCGGTGGGGGTCATACGATGTTCAACGCGGCGCCGTTGCGCCACACGTCACCGGCCACCAGACCAGCGGCGGAAGTCGGTAGATTGGACATGTTGATCGACCCGGCCGTGGGGTTGAGCGACAACTTGCGTCCCGCCGCCGGCCACGTCACGGTCAGGGTCAGGCCAATGCCGGAGCCGCCGAAGGTCGCGAGCGGATTGGCGGGCGTCGCTCCGACCGTCCCCGGATAAACCAGGACACTCAGCGTCGTCACCGCGCCCGTCGCCGGATTGATCGCCGTCACCTCATACTGACCGCCGTAAGCGTCCTGGATGAGATCGCCGACGAAGTAATTATTGACCGCCGACCCCGCCCCGCCACCGCCACCAGACGCAACCGCGACGGCGCTCGCCATCTTGCCGGGGACATCGAGCGCGACGCCCGCCGAAGACGCCGTGAGCACGGTGTTCTTGACCTCCAGCACGCCGTTGCCTCGATCGACGAACCCCGGCGACCAATAGGCCGCGCCGTTCGCTTTCGTGTAGTTGGCGTAATGGAGGTCCACCCCATAGGCGCAGAGCTGCGGCGGAAACGGATCGCTGCGCCCGGTGGACATATGCGCGATTTGCGGTGCCGCGATACCAAATACGGTGCCGTCCCGGCGGATCGACCACTCGCTGGCGACAACTATTCCGTAACGCATTTGCCCACTGGTGGGCGCGCTCTGCGATCCCAGCCCGAGAAAGGCGGAGTGCCCGCCGCCGTCGCCGCTGTCGCCACTCAGGCGGATCATCGTCGCCATGAACTTATCGTAGACCGAGGCGCCCTGAACGAACGCGCCGAGCGTCAGCGTAGTTGTCGCGCCACCACTGACCGACACAGACGGCGTAACGGTATCCTGCCCCTGCCAGTGCAGGTTTACCACGTTACCCGACCGCGTGGCGCAGACGCGGGCCGCCTGTAGCGCGGCGTTGGCGTTGATCGCGGCGACGAGGTTATTGGCCACCATCGCCAGGGTCTGACCCGATCCGCTCACGAACGAAACGGCGACAGGCGACCCCGTGATGACACTCGAGGCCAGCGTGATCGTCAGCGTGTCGCCCGCTGTTACCGTGCCGCCCAGCGTCACCGGACGGGTTGACCCGGCGACACCGACATTGATCTCGCCAAGCGCGTTGGCGGAATACCAACTGCTCGCGCCGGGGAGCAAAATCACCTGCGGGTTAAGCCCATATGCGTAGCCGCGCGCGTCCAGTCCCGCGTTGGCGACGCCCGTGCCGCCGGTATTGTGCTGCATCTGCGCCCAGAACTCGCCGACGACGTGTTGTTGGTTTGTTACCGAGTCGCTGTAGTTTCCGGCTGTCGTCAGGAATGAACGCATGACAGACCGAGGCCCAATGGTGCCGGGACCGCCGAACTGATGCGTGAACTGCGCGACGGCGAAACCGCCGCCCGTGGTGTTGCGAAGGTCAGCGGTATCGCCGGATATGCTCCACTGATGCGCCACCATCAGACCGGCCGGCGCGCCCGAAAACAGCCCGGTATAGTTCGATGTGAAGAATGTCGTCGGCGAAGGCATGGTGGCGCCGAATGTGTAGGTCTGCGACGTTCCACGCAGGTATTGCGTCGTCGTGGTCTCGTAGATGCTCAGTCCGCGCGCGGTCGTGCTAAAATCGAAATAGCCTATTGATCCGATGCCAAAGTCCGGACTGCCGATGATGACTTTTGTGTTGTTCCCGCCCGACGAAATCATCAGGTCGGCGCCGGGGGAAGCGATGAAGTCGGGACCGTGCAACGGCAGGAACGGGCCGGATATATTGTTGGCGATGGCATCGTTCAGCGCCGACGCGAACAGCGGATCGCCTTCGGACCACGGATAACCGGGGATCGCGCCGCTCATGACCGCATCTCCGCGTCAGTGAGAACACGCGGCCAGTAAGTAATATTTCGAATGTAACCGCTCGATGATTGCGTCGGCGTTCCCGTTTGAAATATCGCATAGCCACCGGCTGGATAGCCACCCGGAACCATGACCCCGGAAACCACGGCGCTTCCGTTCGTGGAAATCCTGCCGGTTCCAGGATTGTCGTATGTTGTCGTTACCTTGGTCACCACGTTGGGCGCGACGACAACGACATCTTCCACGGGCGTGCCGCCGTTCCACTGACCGGCGACACCCGGAGCGCCATCCACGAATACCGGCGTGGGATTGTTGCCGACGCTGTTTATCTGAAGGATGCGACGTGGGTTGGTATCGACATCGAATTTGATGAACTCGGCGCGCCACGAGCCAAACGTGGGAGAGAACCACGCGCCACCAGATATGACGGGAGCGTCCAGTGCCCTGCTCGCCGAGGTACCCGTCGTTGGTATCCACGATGTGATGAACGATCCGGCCTCGACCTGCGCGTTCGTCACAGATCCCGTCACCGTGCAGGTGAGCGTCCCGGCTGTCGCCGTGAACGTCTGCGACACGCGCTGACCCGCGCCCGTTCCGACGAGCGCGCCTGTCGCGGCGCCGCTCTTGGTGATGGTCCCCGTGCCGTAAAACGACAGCGTGTAAGCCGTCGCGGTGACCGTGACGCCCTGCGTGACGAGCGTCGCCGAGTTCAGAAACAGGTTCGTCCGCGCCTCCTCGATCAGCAGCCCGCGCAACACGCCGCCCACGTAATCCCATCGCGGCGCGTTGATCGCGGCGGTCTGGATCGTTCCGGTGCTGTCGGTGTATGTCCCGGTCGAGGCGCGGCTGAATGTGACGCCGGCGGGCATGGTGCCAGAGGACATGAAGTCGAGCGCCAGCGTGGCGCCGGCGGGGATGCCGCTGGTGACGGTGCTACCGCCGAACTGGGACACCATCTGGCGGCTGAAATGCTTGCACCAACCGGCTGGACTGACGGGACCGATGACCTTGCCACAGGAGCGGGGCGGGACGAAGAAGCGGCAGTATCCGCATTTCTCCCTGCCCCCGGCGTCGGTATAGCGCGCGGCGCTCTTCGTGACCCGGTGGACGACGAAGCTCATCCGAACGATACCAGTTCAGCGCGAAGCGGTGCGCCAGAGTAATTGGATTGCTGGACCCACAGATTTGCCCTGGTCACCACCTGTTGCCACTGGGCATCCGCCTGCGCCGCGCGATCGTCGTCCAGCTCGAACAACGCGCCGTGCTTGATCACGCCCCAAAGGTATACCGCGTAAAGCTGCTCCAGGATCGGATTGGTGTCGGAGGGGAGGAGGAGAGGCTTCGGCCGCGCGTACCACTCCATCAACACCTGTTGCGGCATCCAGGCGGGGTCCGGCGGGTCGGGGAGGACGGGGTGGGGGAGAAACTCGATACAGTCCCCCGTCAGCCTGTAGGCCGTGCACACCTGCCCAACCGCGCCGACCACGGCGCCCTCCCGCCACGCGCTGGAATACGCCCCGGTCCAGTGCCCACTCCAGGCGTCCTTGAGTTCGAGCAGCTCGCCACTGGTGGCGTCACGGATCGACGCCATCGTGGCGAAGTCAGATGGCAACGCGATGTAGGCCGCGTCGATCGCCTGCATGCCCGACGTGACCATGCACCGGGCGCGCAAGGTCTCGGCGATCTCCGTTTCGACCATGAGCACCCAGCCGGGGATCAGGCTGGTCAAATCTCTTCGATTTAACCAGTTCTGAACGTCATCCTGGAGCTTCTGATAGTCCGCCACCTACTTCTTGTCGTTCTTCTTGTCGGCCTTCTTGTCGTCATCCTTGTCGTCGTCGTGGGTGACGGTCGTCCGCGGCGGCATGGTCACGGATGCCTGCTCGCCGCGCGGCGGCGTGGTCGAGGTGGCCTGCTGTGGCGGCGGGTTCACGCCCGCCCGGTGGGTGGTTCCTTCAGGCGAGACCGGCGGGTCGTTCTCGCCGGGGCGCGCGCGATGCGTTCCCGCCCCGCGCGCCGTCGGGTCGGAGAAATCCGGGTTGCCGGGGGCCTGGACGCCGTCCGCGGTGTAATAGGGCTGGGTCAGGCTTTCCTCCGCGATCAGGCCCATCCTGATGCGCTCCTCGGCCGCCGCCATCGCGGCGGCGACCGGATCATCGGCGTCGGGATAGAGTTTGCCGAGGAGGGAGCGGTCGAACCCATCGATCAGCACCGGGCGCAGCGGGCCCAGCGGCCTGATCTCGGTCATTCCGTCCTCGGTGCCTGGCAGCATCCCGATGCCAGCCAGCGGCACCGTGCCGACGCCCGCCGTGCTGCCGGGCGGCATGATGCTGCCTCGGTTCATGTTGTAGGGTCCCGCCGCGTCGGGGCCGATGCCGGGCGTGCGCCGCATCGGCGCCGGAGGGGGTGTGGTCGTCGAGGTTCCGCTGGCCATTTCAGAGGGTGCTCCGATCATCGGTTCGGAAGACGCAATTATCCGGGTCGTTCAACCAGGCATTCAGCGCCTTCTCGTCGTTGGTAATCCCGAGTTTCCGTAGGCGGTTCCACACCACGAGCGGGATGCGGGCGACGTGGACGGTGTCGCGCCGCACCAGGGGGTCGAAGTCGGACGCGATCTGTTTGGCGCTCTCGACGATCGCTTTGGTATCCTGCGAGTGGACGAACAGCAGCGTGCCGTCGGCCTCCCGCTCCACCTCGGTCAGGCGACGTGACGAGGGGTTGAAGGACGAATACAGAAGGTTACCCATGGGCGTATGCCATGTTGAAAACGGAACGCCGCCAGGGGTGATACCCCGGCGACAGTCCCGGCCATGGACCTTGGCGGAGGCCGTGATGGCCATGAACAAACTGCCCGATACCGACTTCATCCGCGAGTGCCTGGATTATGATCCCGACACCGGAATATTCCGATGGCGTGAACGACCCCGTTCGCATTTCGTCAGCGACAGGGGTCATCGGCAATGGAATGGCAAATTCGCGGGGAAACCGGCGGGGTCGCGTTCCCGTCCCGGCGGCCATGGTTGTTGGGTCATCCGATTGTCTGGTCATCTTTGGAGAGCCCACCGCCTCGCGTGGCTCATGATCCATGGGACCGACCCCATTCAAGGGATCGACCACATCGACGGAGACCCGCTGAACGATCGGATCAACAACCTCGATGTCAAAGGTGTGACCCTCAGCGGGAACAGGCGCGGTTACGATGCCCATATCGTGGTAGACGGGAAATCGCATTACCTCGGGTATTTCAAGACGATCGAGGAGGCCGCCGGAGCGCGGCGAGATGCCGCCATCATGCCGCCTGGAGAGTTCGTCCGTCATAAGTAATCGCCCGTCCAGATCGTTACGATCATTGATTTAGGTCAGCTATCCACGCGTGCGCCTTGGGAGCTGTAGGACGAAGCGATCCCTCGAAGATCACCGCGCCCTGTTGGTTGTCGCCGGTCCTGGCGTAATCCGTTTGGATAACGTCACGCCCCGGCAGTGGCGCCAGTTCGACGTAGTCGGTGGAGACCAGCAGGATCTGTTTGGCGGGGCAAAAGCGATCCGGGGCGAGTTGAATGGCGCCGAAGTTGGTCCTGTAAACATCGACCGCGCCCATGATGGTTACTTCTTCGCGAGACGTGACGTTCTGAATGTTCTGCGCGACGACGGCGTTGCCGGTGCCGCCCTGCGACAGCGTGGCGAAGTAGGCTTTGACGTTGCCGCTCATGATGCCGAGTGTCGGCTTGCCGCCCGCCTGCCAGCACTGCTGCACGGCGGCGTCGATCATCGCCAGGGTGAGGTCGCGCAAGGTGCCGGCGGTGCCGACGTTGGATCCGTCGCCAATCGGCATCACACCCGCGCCCGCGCCTCTCGATCCATTCAGGCAATAGGCGGGCAGCCCCGACATATGCCTTGGATCGGTGATGGTGCGGACCAGGGGGCTCGTGCAGGCGAACTCGAGGTCGCGCTTCACTTCCATGCCGCGTAGGATCAATTGCCTGTCATATTCATCCTCGCCGCCGACCATATCGACCGCGCGCAGCGTGTTGGACACGCCCACCGTGCGGACGATGATCTGCGCGATGTTGTTCATACGGACCGGTTTCGTGACCGCCTGCATGCTGGCGGTGAAACCCTCGGGCTGGGCGTTGTCGGCCACGACCCCAAGCTCCTGGACGATCCACTCGGTGAGGATTTGTTTCGCTTCCACGCTGGGGATCGCCGAGACCAGGGGAGTCTCATCGGGATCGATCTGAAATATCACGTCGCGGAGATCCTCGCGTACGCCTACCGCGACGGGCTCGAGATACGTATTGGCGGGGGCCGCACCCATGGTGCCAAGGGCCATGTCGCATGTCTCCAACGCTGGCGCGGCGCTCCACGTGGAGCCGCTCGCGCGGTGAAACCGAAGAGGGGATTGGTTTCGCGTTGGTCTCGACACGCCTGGCGTGGTGGGTGATCGCTCACTCCACGGGACGGGAAGGGCCTCGGACGACGGCACGGCCCGCTCTCCGGTGGGTGCTTTCGCACTCCATTGAGCGACGGCGGATTATTGAGACAACACCGCCCCGTTGTCCAGCGGGAGAATGGCATAGCACTTTTTGGAGACCGGATCGCGCCGCGCCGTGCCGTTTTTCTTCCAGGCGGTCAGTCTCCCCGCGATAGCGCCGGCCGGCATGCCCGTTACCGTCATCAACTCCGACACGGTCAGACCGTCAGGCGCCGCCATCCGCAGGACTTCATAGAGGGAGTGCGCGTCACCCGTCACCACGGGAGCTGGTGGAGGCGGCAGGGGCGGCACGCGGGTCCGCGCTTTTTGTCTGACGCCGCCCGACGGGTAAGGCGGGCCGCGAAAAGACATCGACACCGGGCCAAACTCACGTTCCATTTCCAGCAACACGTCACGCCTGCGCGTGAGTGTGTTGAGGTCGTCCTGTATCTTCGCCAGTTCCTCGCGCAGCCAGGAATGGACCACGCGCTTCGTATCCGGCTTCAGACCTTTCTTTTTCATCTGGCGCCACCGTTCAGCGCCGCGCGGCGCGCCGCCAGCAGCGCGGCTCCGCCCCGGACATCCGGTTTGGCCTGAAACGCCTCGGTCGCCCGCGCGATGCGCTCCGAGGGCGCCGGAGGCGGCGCCACGCCGCGCGCGGGGAGGGACGAGGACGGCGGGGCGGAGGTCTTCGCGCCCTCCACCCACCGGTCGAACAGGGCGGCCTTCATCATGGTCTTGAGGTGGTGGGGCGAGGAGAGGCCGCGCAATTCGTCACGACTGAAACCACCTTTGTTCGTCGCCCATTCGACGATCTGCTGTTGCGCCTCCAGGCGCTGCTGGGGATCGGCCCAGAACGGCAGCTCTTTGGCGAGCTGCTCGTTGGCGGCGGCGACCGCCTGCTCCATGGCGCGGGCCTGGGCCTGACCCTGGAGGGAGTTGAGATTGAACAGACGCTGTTGCTCGGCGAGCGCGTGTTCATACTGGGCGCGTTCCCGCAGGTATTGTTGTTGATCAGTGTCGATGAGGCGCGGATCGGGCGGCTGAGGCGGATTCTGGACCATCTCCTGAAGCCGCAGCAGTTCCGGTTGGATATGCGGCAGGACTTCGGCCAATGCCCGCTGCTGCGCCTCCAGTTGCTGGCGCTGCTGGGCCAGTCCTTGCCTTTCCGTCGCCAGTTCCTGCGTTTTCACGGTGTAATCAGCCGATTTATCGGCGGCGTACTTCCGCAGCTCCGCCATGGTCCGCAATTTACGGCCCTCGATCTCGATTTCGCCGGGTAGCGGGCCGTCGGCGGGGGATGGAGGGGTCTGGGACGTGGATTCCTGGGACAGAGGGGCTGTTGGCGGGACACCAAGCGCCTGTTCCATCGCGCTGAGGGTCGATGGCGCGGGTGTCGGCGTGGTTCGGGGTGTTTGAGGTGTCGGAGGAGGTGATTTCGCCAGTTCCGCCGCCGGTGGACGCCGTTCGGGGGCCGAAGGCGGTGGTGGAGGCGGTGCTTCCGCGCGCCGCTGGCGCGAGAGCAGACGCGCCGCCTCGGAGACGGAGATCGGCGGGCGCTCGGTCGCGGGTGGCGATACGCCGGAATCAGTGGTGGTTGTTGGGGCCGGCGCTGGCGTGGGCGTGGCGGCCGGGGCGGGCGTGGAGGAGGGGGTTGGCGCTGATGTGGACTCGGACATGATTATCGCTCTTGTCGGTTTGGCGCGAGGAGACCGCCGCCGCCCAGCATCAGGCCGGCGAGGCCGTAGCGGCGGATGATTTCCATCGTGGCGGGATCGAAGACAACGACGTTGCGGGTGCCATGGCCCGCGCTACGGCTGTCCTGGTCGAGGTAGCGGATTCCGGGGATACCGACTTCTTTCAGCGCCTGGGAGGCGAGCGCCGCCGGGTCGCCGCTCTTCGTCGCCATCTCGCGGTTGGTCTCCAGCGCGGCCATGTAATCTTTCACCGACATCCGCATGTCGTGCGGCGGATAAGGTGTGTTTTTAAGGGCCTTGACGACATCCGGGTGCTGTTCGGAGAGGGGCTTGTCCCAGTTCAAAAACCGTTCCTGGTCCGCGTTGACCCTGACTTCGTAAACATGGCCTTTGGTCGGCGGTATGGCGCTCAGTTTGTCCTGAAGCGCCTTGACGGCCTGTTCGTGCGGCGCGGTCGCCGCGTTTACTTCAGGGCTCATATAATCAAAGCCCTTCGCCTCCAGGGCGGCCGCTTTTTCATTACCAGCCGCGATCTCCTTCAAAATGGCGTCTTCCACCGCTGTCTTCTCCGGCGACTGAAACTTCGCGGCGAGCAGATCGCGATAGCGTAATCCAACCGCTTCCGCTTCTCCGGCGTAATGGCCCATACCGTAAGCCTGCCCGCCCTCGCCCGTGCCGATCGCACTGTCCCTGAACTCTCCCAACGGGTTCTTTGGCGTCGGATCGAACTTATGCGGAGAGCCGTGATACACGTTGAAAGACGGCTTGCCGCCCGACGACGTGGTGCCCATGGCCACGCCCTCGGCGGTCTGACGCGCCGCGTCCAACAATCCCCCACGCGTCGGGTGGCCGCCTTCCCAGACCTGTCCGCCTTCCCACAGACCACGATCGATCGCGTCCCGTTGTTGCTTCGCGATGTAATCCGAGACCTGTTGGTAGACCTGGCCCGTGGCCTGGGCGAAGGCATCGGCCCGCGGATCGGACGCGAGAGGACCGCGCTCGTCGGGCGGGGGCGGGATCAGCAGCGGCTGAACAGACCGCTCGTCATCGGGGAACAGCAGGGACGCCATGGCTCGCTACTCCATGCTCTGGGCGTGGCGGGCGACCGCCGCGTCCGCCTCGGGGGCCTCGGCGTCGGCCTGGAGTTCCTCCCAGACACGGCGCAGCGCGAGAACCAGCTGACGGTTCGCCTCGCGCGCGGCGGTGTCGTCGAGGAAGACCGCGTTCCTGGTCGCCTCCTCGGCGATGCGGTCGATCAGCGCGTTGAAGTGCGGGTCGGCGAGGAACCGCTTCGCCGCCTCGCACTGGATCAGGCGTTCGGCGCTGAGCGTCATCTTCTGGCCCCAAGGGGGCGGCCCTTCTGGCTGGACATGAAAGACCACGTCAGCCGACAGAGCGCCTCGATATTCTCTTCCTGATCGTCTCCAGGCGTGGAGGCGATGATGCCGCCGGCGACGAAGGCGAGGGCGACAAGACAGTCCGCGATGCTCTTACCTTTCAAAACCTCGGACAAAGCGCCCCCCAGCGTGTGGATCACGGCCTCGTCGGCGCCTTTCAACAGCATGGAGACCATCATATCCACGACCTCGTCGTCTCGTTCCGAGAGGCTCATGGTCATTGGCCGCGAAACAGAAGGAACAGCACGATCACCACCAGGATCGTGCCGAGACCAATACCAGGACCGTAATAACCCCCGTAAGTATTGTGGGTATACCAGCCACCGCCGAGGCCGAAGATCAGCAGCAAGAGGAGGATGATCAGGATGAAGCTCATTTCTTCATTTCCTCTCGACACGAACGGGCAGCCCAATCCCGGTCGCCAGCGTTTTGATGAAGACGATGGCCACGTCTTTCGTCTGCTCCGGCGTCAGATCAGTGAGCGCGAACTCGGTCATGATGCCGAGGACACCGAAAAGACGGCTTTTGTCGCCGTCGAGAGCCACCCTCAGCAGCGCCAGGGTGTGCTCCGCCAGATCGATGTTCCGTTCATTTTCCGGCGTCAGACCGGGGTCTTCCTCATCCATTCTGGCCTCCTGGTTGGGGCAGCGGCGGCCCGCCGGGGCCATTGAGCGGAAAGGCGGAAGCCCTCTGGGTCAGCTGGCCATAGGCCGTTGGGAGGCGGCCGGTGGCGAGGGACTGGCGGATGGCGTCGGCGGCCTGGGGGTTGATGGGGCCGGCGGGTAGCGTGGGAGGACGTTGTTGGGGAGAAGGCATCATGGGCGGCCTCGGCGGCCCTGGGGGCATCATCGGCATGCCCTGGGGGCCTGGACGGGGTTGTTGGGGCGGTGGCGCGCCAACCGCCGGAGGTTGCGGGCTGGTGGGCGGCGGGAGATCGGACAGCAGACCCACCGCCGGGGCGTTCGACTTCATCGCCGCTTTGAACTCGTCGAGCGAGGGGACGATCATGCCGGACGTGGTGCCCGCCACCCACGCCTTCACCCACGCGTCGAGGGCGGCGCGGTCCCGCTCGCGATCGTCCTCCAGGAGGAGGGAAGCGCGTTTGGTCTGCTGATCCGCCCTGGTGTTCTCGATGTCGGCGTTGGTCTTCTTGTTCTGCACATCGGCCAGGATGAGGTCGGTGTTGGGCGGCGGCGGCGGCGTGGGGGGCGGGGCGAAGTCGGGCGGGAGGGCTTTGAAGTAGGAGCTGATGTCCGCGATGTTCACCGTCTCCAACATTCTCGCCAGGGTATTGCGATACTCGGGGAGACCGACGAGGGGGTTGCTCATGCCGCCCTGCTGGATGATCTGCTCCTGCTTCTGGGCGATGGCGGAGAGCATCTGGAGACGCTCCTGGGGCATGCCCTTGCCGCCGACATTGACACTGGTCTCCCATTGCGTGGCCAGCGCGCGCGGGTCGATCGGGATCCACTTCTGACGGATCCGGATGACATTGGGGCGGTCCTGCTGGCGGGCCAGCATTTTCAGAAGACCCTTATACAAGGGGGCCAGACCGGTCTCGGCGAGCGTGCGGGCCACCATGTCGAGGCGGTCCTGGGCCGCGGATGATTGTTGAGAGACAGCTATGGGCGCTGTTGACTGGAGTTCGTCGACGGTCAGGCCAGACGAGGCCCGCGTGATACCTGTTCGGCTCTCGCGGATGGTCTCGAGGACCTGCATGACGGGCAGGGCTT